GATCGTATGACAGTTAACGATCCCAATCCACTAATCAATCGCATACTGGATATGATGAAACACGAAATGATTCATCAGAAACAAGCAAGAGCAAGAGACTTTGAAGACCATACACAGGGCAAGGATAATCGTAATATGAATTACGAATATATGAGTCGCCCAGATGAAATAGAAGCATATGCAATGAACATTGCTGACGAACTTGTGCGAAAAACAGACAAGGACAGTGCAATAGCATTACTGCGTATGGCAAACAAAACATCCCAATTCAAAGATGAAATGGGCAATTTTTTAAGTCCTGACTTGTTCGCTTATATGGGTATGTGGAACTTTGATAGCAAGCATCCTGTTATTAGACGCTTGCTGAAAAAGATCTATCAGTATATTACTGCACAGTAAGTGCAACACCTACATTAATAACATCGCCAACATTTACGTTGCGCTTGCTTTTTGCAGTCACTTTGTAACCGCCAGCATCTACAACAATTTCAGTATAACCCAATACTTGCTCTGATTGCTGACTGTAACTTGTATTACACCGCTGTTCTTGACGATAACCCACAACAGTCTGACTGTTCTGTTTGTTACGCTGACTACCAATCATCCCACCTAGCAGTGCGCCGATTGCTCCACCATTGTCAACGTTTTTAGTTACGTTGTTGCCAAGCACACCGCCGATAATAGCGCCGCCAATATCAAAGTTATTGTTAAGTCCTAGTGTGCCGCCATTGCCTTGGCTACTATTTCCATAAACAGGAACCTGTACCATCTGACAAGTTTGTGTAGGCACTTGTTTGGTCACTGTTTGATACACAGGATTTGCTTCAATTACTGTGCCTTGCACTGTGTAATTTTCTGCAAATGCATTAAATGCTGTAAGACCTATTGTAATAAAAGTAATGGCTGCGCCACAAAATAATTCACGTTTCATCTGTTTTCTCCTAAAAACTAAACTTACTATTTAAATATACACTATTTTAAGTATATGTCAACCTCTTAATGGACTAGCACCATCTGTTTCTTTTTGATAAAACCACCCTGCTAAACTATAGCGCGGATTATCTGCAGTAATACTAACAGGACTTATAAAATGTTTGTTTATGCGTTTTCCTGATAGTTCACTTACATCCATTATAAGCAGTCTGTTTCCAAAAGGTTCAATACTATGTTTAATAGTTTTTTCATCTTTATCTAATATACACAGTTGTCCGCCCCACTGTGTTAGCCAGGTTTCGTTAAAATAAAATATATATGCACACCAACGCTGTGGATCGTGATGTGCATTTAACCAAACAGTGTGATCATAATAACTGTATGTTGGCTGATTTGTAAACATATTAGTAAAGCCTGTTACTTCACTTACTAAGTCGTGAAATGTGTATTCTGGCTTTAGTATACTGTAATCTTCCGTAACAACTCTATTAAATTCTGTTACCCTAGGGTCATTGTGTGCTTTGTGTTTTTCTTTCAGTAACCAGTAGGCATAATGAAAGTAACTAAAGTTGCCTCTGCCTTCTTCAATGTGTCCTTGCAGAACACCAGGAAACTTCTCACTGTTTTGAAAACCTGCAGGATACTTGTTATGGTCATTGCGAACACATCCCCAAACGCCATATGGCATTTTAGGCACCTCTTTGTACAGTGCCTTTATGTAGCGTTCTTCTAGTATGTTGTCTATAACGCAGTAACGTTTTTCAGCAAAGTCTGCTTGTGCTTGTGCAATATTTTCTCTATTAAACATCAGTCCCAACGATAAAAAATATGATCATCTATCTTAGTGATCAGTGTAAGTGTTTTACTCCATTTAGGGTTTACATAATCAGCATGATAATGTGTTGCACCTTCTACTAATCCTGCATATTTATTGAACACTAGTATGTCAAATGCAATATCCTGAGCTAAACGCCATGCATGGTTATTTTCGCTTTTGGGTATGACATCTGCTTTGCCATCACAATACCAACTAAACTGACAACGATTTCTACGAGGGTAGTAAATACGCTCTGACTCTTCCAAATCCTCATGCTGGCGTGTTTTCCAACTTTCTTTTACAGGGCCTTCAAAAATTACATCACATACTGTGTTAGGAAAACGTGTATCCCTGACACGATTAAGAACAACACGAGCTACTGCTACTTGTCCTGCTTTACTTTGATTATTGCTTTCAAAGTAAATGTTTCGTGCCATGCACTCAAGATCAGCAACATCTACTTTTGTGCCACCTTTCATGGTTATTTCGTCTTCGCTTGCTACTGCTTGAACAATAAAGCCCGGATCTACAATATAATCTATGTTTTTTGACAACGAAGCGGCAAACATACTTACAAATACTGCAGTTGTCATTACTCCTATGTACTCAAAGAATTTAAACATACGCATCCTCAATAGTTGTTTAACTATTAATAGTATACACGGTTCATGTAACTTGTCAACCGTTTTATTCTTCAACTACGCCTTCAGCAATTAACTTTGCTCTGTTAGCCATGTGCTGTTCTGATAACTCTTCTTTATTGCCACCCATGTAAGGCACTGCATGTCCTTCTAGCATCATTATTTCTGTAACAGGCAATGTGCGATCCTGTGGTGCATAGTATACACTAAAGTCGCCTAGGATACGCCCAAACTTGCCTTTCATATCCTCACCATCACGAGCAACCTGTGTTTTAAGCACAAGGTTTGGCGCATCCAGTAATTCTGTCATACGCTTCTTTGCTGCTAATCCAAACTTTTTTTCTACTAGGTCTCTTGTGCGGCTTTCCGGTGTATCAATACCCATAATACGCACACGTTCATCTCTCATCCAGATACCAAACCCTAGATCAATATCCACGTCGACTGTGTCGCCATCAACAACGCCATGTAAAACTGCTTTATATTCATACATCGAACTCTCCTCCAAAAGTTATATGCACATATTTAACAAAAAAAGCACCTTAAGGTGCTAGTGCTTTGCGCAGATCTTCTATAATCTCTGCTCTTGTTTTTTTCTTAGGTGGCTCTGGTTTAGGCTTTACAATTGATCTCATACTGCCAAATACACCTGTTACTGTGCCAAATGCATCACCTTTTGCAATACTGTGTACTAAACTAGTAGTTGTAATTATTGGACTGCAAGAAACTAGTAATGGTACTAGTAAAAGTATTACTTTGATGGCGCCTTCTTTCCGCGCCAATCGCCCCACTGCTCATGCGCAGGTACACGGATAAAAGGTTTGTTTGTTTCGTTGGTATTTGGGTTAGGAATAGTAAGCATTACATGCTTGCCTTTAGCCCATGCTGCACGTTTGTTTATACCTTCAACAAATGTTGACTTATATTCTAGTCTTTGCGCTTTGCTCCAACTAGTGCGGTTTTGGCAATGTGTGCTTTTGCTTGTCTGTGTTGCTCTTGATCTTTTCTTACCCATGGTCGATTCCTCTTCGAATAATGTGGCACTTCTGTTTCTAAGCAGTACCCGCTCACGCATACCTTTAAACTAGGCTGCTAGTGACATTTCTGCCTGATAGTTATCATTTGCGATTACTATTGTTCTTGCGTTAACCGAGCTTGCGCCGGACAACTCCACTTACCTATTAACTACCTGTCGATCCTATTTCGCCCCCATAAGCACACACCTTGATGTGTATTGGTGGAGGCGCAGGGTACCGCCCCCTGGTCCAGTCTAGCGTTGAGTTTGCTTCAACATTGCAGTATATTTATAACATACAAAAACAAATGTGTCAAGACTAAATAAACGAACGGAAAATATGTCGATATTTTTTTGACTATATTTTTTTTAGGTTGAATATCAAGAGGAAAAAAGATGACACAACTAATAAATCCACAAAAGTTTACGCACACGTCGGGCCTATTAAGGTCCTTTTTTTTAGACAAAGGTTTCGAAGAAGTACATACACAAAACCGATTGTCAATACTTGCTGCATGCGAAGATCCATTTAACGTAGCAACATATAATTACGCAGGCGATGTGTGGCCTTTGCCTCAAACAGGTCAGATGTGGTTAGAATATGAATTACTTACCAAGCCTTCATCTAAAGGCTTTTTTTGTGTCAGCACTAGTTACAGACAAGAACCAAACGCTATCCCAGGCAGACATGATATTATTTTCCCGATGTTTGAATTTGAAATGCCAGGCAGTGTTGATGATCTAAAAGCAATGGAGTATGAACTAGTACAATACTTGGGCTTCGGATCTCTTACAGAAAAAACCTATAGCGAATGGCAAGAACATTTTGGCGTTGGTGCAGATGTCGAAATGGATGCTGACCATGAACTAGCAATGGAACAAGAGTTTGGACAAACTATTATCACAAACTTTCCTGAGCTTACTAGTCCGTTCTGGAACATGGCAAGAAACGATGATGGTAACACTGCAAAGAAAATGGATGTAATCCTAGGCGGTATGGAAACTATCGGAAGTGCAGAACGCAGTTGCGATGCTGATATGATGCGAGACACATTCCATAGTATTACAGATGGTGCTTACAGCAAACTACTGTTTGAGTTGTTTGGTAAAGAACGTGTGCAAGCAGAACTAGAAAAGTTTTTACAGCACGACTTCTTCCAAAGAGTAGGTGGAGGTATTGGTTTAACAAGAATGATCGCGGCAATGGATAAAAAGCAAGAGGTTGCAATAGCCGCATAACAACCAGTTTGGGGTGACGAAATGGTAGACGTGGGCCGCTGTTTACGGTCTGTTTAAGTATGTGTGCAATGTATTTAAGCGTGGAGGTTCGAATCCTTCCCCCAAAGCCAATTACTTTGTGCAAGATTCCTGACCAGCACAATCTTTAGGGTAACACTGTGCTACCATCATATAATATTCATTTTCATAAGAAGCAGCCCACATATCCTCGTCAATCATGTGTTGGCATTGAGATTCAGTCATTGGTTGTTGCAATACCATCTGATTACCGATGTATTCCCATTCCGTGCCTGTGTTACCCCACATAGAGATAACAAGCATAAATTCTTTCATATTTGCCTCATTTTCATTTTAAGCCCTG